CTTCGTAACGTTACCTTTTGTTTCGTTATTTGTTGGTTGTTTTTCTTTTTTTGCTTTTACTTTAATTTTACCAGTATCGTTATCAACGATTGGTTCTTCTTTTTTTGCCATAATATAATATAATAATAGTTAATAAATTTATTTTGGACCAAACTCACCCATACCTAAGTCACCTGTCATTATATCATTACCTGATGACTCAAACTTTTTAGGTGGTTTTTTATTTAATCTTTGGTCTATAAGTTCACTTTGTTGTGAAGCTTGCATTTTTGATCTTTGATCTTTACGATCTTCTTTCATGGTATCTTTCATGTTAACTTCCTCCATGTTCATTTGTTGAAGTTGAACGTTAAAATCAAACTCCATCTGCATCAATTCTTTTTTAATTTCAGCCTCTTGCATCATTTGCTGAGATTTTAATTGACTCTTAGTTTGTTCTAACTGCATTGTCATACCATGCATTTGTTGTGCTTTTTGTGTTTCAGCTTGTGCAGCTGCTTGAGAAGCTTGAGCTTGTGCTTCACCTTGTGCTTTTTGTGTTTCTAAAGCTTGTTGATGTTTAAGCTCAGCTTTCTTTTTTCTAGTAATCTTTAACATTTGATTAGCTAGTTTTATATTTCTAATGCTTCTTAAATCAATAGCATCTTCTAAGTCTATTGCTCCTTGTGATATTGAAGCTTGTATATTGTTTTCTAATAACTGTCTTTCTTCTTCATCAGGTGCTAACTCTATAAATATACCAAAATCATATAAATGTAATTTTGATAATTCTTTTAAAGTTGCAACATTATGCACGCCTATAGCTTGTATAAACGCATCTTTTGTAGGTGAAAATTCTAATATATCTGATATTCTAAGAGATAAAGCTTCACAAGTTTCTGCTGTTAAATATAAGCCAGACTGTAATATATGTCTTGTAGCTGTATTTGAGTTTGCAGCAGCCATCTTTTGTATACCAACTAATGATTTAGCATCAGGTGTTGAAGCGTCTCTAGCTTCATTCAAACCCGTTGTATCTCTAATCATTTGTAGATAATAGTTATAGTTACTTATTAACGCTTGCATTTTACCCCCTGCGCCTTGCCCATTTGATATTTCTTGAATAGGTATTTTACCACCATTCATATCACCATCTTGCGTGAGTGATCTACCAATAACACTACCAGTTTGGAAGAACATATTTAAAGCTTCTTGAGGATTATAATTAGTTCCATTACCTAAATCTATTTCAGCTAAACCATCTGCGTCTAAGTAAACACCATCTGGAACCATTTTAGATAACACCTGTTGAAGTTTTAAATGAGTTAGTTGTATCATATCAGCAAAACCAGTTATTCTGCTTACAAGTGATTCTATACGTCCTTCATACATTCTAGGAGCTACAATAGAATAATTCATTTTAACTTTAGTGTAATCACTTTTTGGCCTCATCATATTTTTAGCCATTTCCCATCTTAAAAGCTTGTTAGTACCTAATATTAAAGCACCGTCATATAAACATTCAATTGCTCTTTGCAACTTAGAATATTTAAATTCAACGTCAACTGGTGGGTTAAATGAATCATCTTTAGGTATTATTTTACTAGCGCCACTAGCTGTTTCTTTTACTTTATAAACCTCGTTCATATAGGTTTTATAATTAAAGTATAATACCTGAACTTTATTATTATCGTAATCGTTATTATTTCTTTTATACCCGTTTGTATATCTACTAGATGATTGTATTATTTCTTCTAAATCTTCATGTTGTAAAAACGGAAACTCTTTAGCCAACTCATTAATAGGTATATCTTTCACTTCACCTACATAATATATATCATCAAAATAAGGTGAGTCGCTGTAAGAATAAACTAAATTAGCTGGATCTACATATTCTACTTTAGCGCCCTCAGAAGTATTAAAAGTAGTTTTAACAGCACCAATACCTATAACAGCTAAGTCATAAAAAAATCTTTTCTTTATAAGCTCGTATTTACTACCTTCTAGTAAAACATTTATAGCTTGCTCTTCAGCTATCTCTACAGCTTGTTTGTAACTAAGCTGCATATGAAGTGCTAATTCATCTTCTGAGTCAGGAAGTTTTTCTGGTGGAGTTTTAGCTAAGTTTATATTTAACGCTTGTTTAGTAGCTGCATCAAATTCTTTGAGTCTCATGTCTTTTAATAAATCTTCCATGTACTCAGTTCTTTTACTTACTCCAGCTGGATCTTGTGAATAAGCTTTTATATCATATAGTCTTTCTGATATTCCATTTACAACTATATCTACAAACTTAGGTATTATTGGAACGGGCTTCCAATCTAAATTAAGATATGATAAGTCACCGTTTATTGATAATTCGTCTTTGTATTTTTGAATAGATTGTTCGCCCCTAGCATACAATCTTAATTTGTGAAAGTCATTATAACTTTGGTTATATCTATTGCCTTTAGAAGAGGTGTTAAACCACTCATGCTGTATAGCCTTAGCAACCTTTAAACCGTAGTCGTAACTAATTTTCTCAGCATCACTAACCACTTGACTAGGAAAATAACTATTTACAGTTCTTCTATTCATATTATTGTTTAATTATTTTAGACATACCTCCTGTATTTGAATACTTAGAAATATGTATATTTAATGGTTGTTTTTCTATTTTTGGATTTGGAGTATATAAATGCTTATTATTTGCCATAATGGCTAAACCACTACTTATAGTAGCATCAAACTTTGTTCGTTTGTTTATATCAAATTTACCCCAATCATTTAGTAAGTCATTAAAATATAAATTACCAAATGTTCCATCTTGCTTCATGCCTACGTGATCTTGAATATACATTTCAATAGCTGCTGCATGAGCTTGTTTTATATCTTCACTTGAGTTTGGTATACCTCCAACTTCTTTTTCTGCAACTGATAGTTTATTCCAAACTTTGTCGGGTCTATTCATACTAAACCCTCTGTAACCTCTACGTCTTAAATAATACAAAAGACGTGGTTTATTATTCTCCGCTAATAACGGCATACCATAAAATACTAGTGCCATTAATACGTCTTCAAAAAATATCTCAGCAGTAGGTGGTCTTGACAAGTATTCTAAAAAAAATTGATTAGCTGGGGCTTCTTCCATGCTAAATTTTGTCAAGCCGTGCAAAGCACCCTTAGATCCTTGACCATCTACAGTTCCTGATATATCGTAAGAGTCACATCCAAAAGCACCTACATGCTCGTTACCAGGATATTTTACACCGTTTTTAAGTATTACTCTATTTTGTAATTGTGACTTTGGAAACCAACTTACTTTAAATCTACCTTTTGGATCAGGATAAAATATAACTTGTGTATCTTTTATACCGTTTACCCATTGAAAATTACCTTTAGTAATACCTAGTGTTCTAGACATTTCTTCATTATAGTCTATCTGTTCGTATATTTTAATTAAGTTAAATATACTATTTTTTGTTTCATCTCTAAATGCATGTTCTTCAGTTCTTGGAAACTGTCTATAAAATTCATTTAAAGCATCTTGATCTGATTTTAAACCATCAGCTTCGTTTTGCCAGTGATCAATTACGCCTATATCAATTAATTCACCATCTGGTGCGAGCACATCCCTGTTAGGAGTATCCTTCGTAGTTCCATTCCATTGGGATAAACAAAGAGTATAAACCAGATTTTGTCTGACCATTTCTATTTCTTTTAGTGACATCACTTGCATTGTATAATTTTTTAAAGTTATCTCCTCCCTTGTCAAGTGCATTACTAGTTGAACCCATCATACACTTACCTATAATCCTACTACCTAATCGCAAACAAGTTTTTGTAACTCTCCAGTTATTTAATATATTATCAGGCCTCTCCCATTTACCACTTTCATCGTGTACAAGTAAAGCTAGCTTTTCACCGTCATAACTATTATCACCTGTATTTTTCCAATCAATAGTAGTATCTAACCCTTGTATATCTTCTAACTGTTCGTTGGCTGTTATTTTTTTTCTTGTAAACTTACTAGCTGGTACTCTATAAGCTAATTCTGATTTTGGCCTATCCATACCGTCTTGTATTGGTTTAAAGAAAAAAGGATAATTAATACTAATTGGTACTACTTTATCAGTAAACATTTTTTTAGCATCAGCACCTGTTTTAGATAATATCCCATATCTACTATCACTTGAAATAGTAGCTAAATTAACTGTTTCTGCAGATGACATAAACGAAAAGCCTGATCGTCTATTCTTTAGGTAGCACATACCATAACATCTTTTATCAGCTTTGCAGGCTTCCCAAAATATGTAAAACAGTCTATTTGCTTCTCTAAAATCTGGTGCACCTACGTCAATTTTACTCCATTGCAAGTACATATAATGCGCTCCTGTTATATATGTTGGTTTATTATTATTCATAAACCAAAACCCTTCATCTCTTCTTTTAAATTCTTCGTCTATATAATCATACCACTGTTCTTTTTGTTCTTCAGGATATGATCTCCAGTCAAATATATTTTTTAACCTACTTAATTCTTTTGGTTGTTCTAGTTTTACCCATTTGTTTTTGGGATGCACGTACACTCCTTTTGGTTCCAGCGGCAAGCCAATTTGCAAACCTTGAATTTCAACCACTTCACCAAGTTTTCCACTTTTAGAGATAACCACGATATCATGTTCTTTATTGTATCCATATTTCCATTTTTTAGATTTATTAAGCCTACTAATAGTTGTTCTTTTAATAGGTTCTATTGTTTTAACTAAGTTTTGCTCGTACATTATTTAGATCTTCCTTCTGCGAATCCTTTAAAAACTTTCTTTTCTGTTTCTTCAGGTGTTTTACCTTCTAATAAGTTTTCTTCTTCTTGAATTCTGTTAAGTATTTCAAACGCGTCAAATATAGCTAGTTTTTTAGTAGCTGCTGCGTTTTTTAATCTATCAGCTGAAACATCATCTTCTGTATTTGTAATAATCTTTTCTTCAGCTACTTTAATTAGCTCATTAACTGCTTTACGTCCAGCTTGGATTATACTCTTCTTCGTTTCCTTGATATTCATATTTAATTGTAATAAAATTTGATAAAACTCGATATAGTCTTTCGCCATCAACTATAAACTCATATTGACTGCTTGGTCTAAAACCCACAAGATCATTTACATTTACAGTTCCATCTGAGTATTTTACAACACCCTGTAAAGGCTTTTCACATTCAACATTAAATTTGTCTATAGCTTTTAAAGGTTTAACAAAACAATAACCTTTAGGAGCTATCCATTTATTTTTTGTTTTATATAAAAATATTTGATCTTTATTTATTAGATAGGTATTTTCATTAAAATAACTTTTACTATTTTTTTCAATACCTTTTACATTATGCCAGCGTCTAAAAACGTTGTGATGTACTATAACTGTATCGCCTGGCTTTATATTTGTATCACCAATCATTGGTGTTGATATAACAATAGCTTCTCTATTTGTAAATTCGTGTCTATATATATCAGTGTTCAATAT